AGATGCAGACATCTCTTCGATACAGATTGCGAACTACAACATCAGGGACAAACAACAAGGCGCTTGGCACCATGACGAGAGCGCAGACATCAGTGTGGTGGTTCCACTCAACACTGGCTCATACAAAGGTGGCGGCACTGAGTTTTATGATTACGGCGTACTCAAACCTTTACCCACCGGACACGGGCTGATCTTCCCAGCCTTTACCAACACCCACCGTGGATTACCTGTTGAACAAGGCGATCGATACCTGTTGGTTTTTTGGTTGCATGACAAGTCGAGGATGAAAAAACTGGTGTAAAAAAAGCAAAATAGTTGTTTGCAAAGAGTTGCACATCGACACGGAATTAGACTATAATAATGACTTCTTAAACGGCACAGGAAAAAGATGAAAACAGAATACAGGTTAGTTTGCACACACGGCGAAGCAGAGGGAGACGAGGTCATAATCGATAGCAAGGATTGGACAACTGTTGCTCGCTACTTGAGAGCGGCTTTGGATTGGAGCTTGGCCAGTGCTACTGATGCAATCACTTATGACCCAGAGCAACCAGTATTCGTAGAGTACACCGACGCTAAGATTGAAATGATCGACAAGAATATTTTCACAAGCAAATACCAAGCTCGCAGCGATTGGGTTCTTGCTGACTTTTCACCCTTAGCTTAGATCGACTTCAACATAAACAGAACAGGAAAAAATATGAAAACATTAACCGAAAATTTTGTAGCACAATGCATGGCATCTAAAAAGAGCGATCAGTATCCAATCGACTTTACCGAGGCGGAAGTTTTGGCTGGTCTTGATTGGCAGATTAAGAATGGCCGTTGCGAGCTGGAGGGTGACTCTCTTGATCGTTACAGCGTTAGGCTGATGGCTTGGGAGTGTAGGCAGGGGCGCTTGGAAAGCTACAGAAAGGAGGTGGCATGAAAGATTTTACTTTAACCATCAACATGGATCATCAGGACATTGACAACATGATCTGCCAGACCGTCGAAGACGGTAACATGGTTCTGGACATGGACTCAGGTAAGCTGAAGCGCTACGAACAAGTCGAGACGACTAACAGCGATCTTGGACCAAGCGGATCCCTGCACTGGACCAACAAAGAATATTTTGACGCCAAGATTGTCAGCAGCTACTTTGAGCGCAATGGGAGAAAGACAGCGATCTTCTGGGACACTGAGGACTTAATGTATGCGGTTTGGGTTAGCGATCCCGATTAACGGGATCCTCCCACATGACGCTCAGCACATAAAGCTGGCTTGCCACTAGCGATGCAAAAAACAAGAATGCACACATAAAACCAAACTGCTGATATACAACGTATGTCAGTCCAAACAGAAAATATTCCAAATCAATATAAATCGTTCAACCCAATCAGTTGTACGCCCTCCAAACCAAATGGTAAGTATTCATCCGACGCCTTGCAATCCAGAATATTCTTCAAAGCCTTTTCGTTCTTTGCCCTGCCATACTCCAGCGCTTCATCGCTGAGCTGATACACAGCGTAGGGATATGGGTGAGCTTTCTCCTGCGCCAAGAACTTGAACCCGTTGCATGGGATCCCAGAATATTCCATGGCGTCCACATACAAGGCAGCTTGCTGGAAGTATTTGAAGTTGTTCACAGCAGACTTGAATCCACGCGGCGATGCATCCCTACAGGTTTTAAGATCCCAGACAAACTGGAAGGCAGTGCAGTACCAATCGAGCCGACACTTGAACTGCTGGCCATGCCACATAAAACAAACAGTCCACTCAACGTGGTCCTCTGGATCCGGTATAAAATCCTTGACTATCTCACGACGCTCCATGCACACATCGTACATGTCTTGTTTAACAGGAGTGCGCCCGTTCAAAGAGTTTTTGAAATCCTCGTATTCTTCCTTGCCAGCTTTGGTGCGACGATCGACGTTTGGTTCTATCACAAACTCCTCGTCAAACTTGTCAAACTCCAAGAAGACAGTGTGCTGTAACCGTCCTTCAATTAGCGCCGGGGTTTCTTTCATTGGCGCTTCGTTTTTCCAACTAAACACACAGCGATCTGCGGCCATCAGATCGTGCGATCGGTACGCAGGTATTGCGGCGTACTCTTCATAACTCAAACCTTTGTATGTGCCTATCTTAAAATCCATGTCTATCTCCTTGTTAGTTAGTGTGGTGAATGACGCAATTGGTTCGATGAAAAGGTATTAGCACCCCGGCGGACAAACGCTTCATTACGTCCTTTCTTTAACCACCCAGATCGTAAGGGTAGAAGGAAAGTCGGACGTCACCACTCCCCCGACCATTGACTCCGCCTCCATCAAGATTCTCTGGGATCATCTCCCATCGAGAACCTTGTGTACCAAATGGCTTTGAGCTTATCCTGATTCTGATCATCTTTTTTACCTTGCCGCCACAAGTATTTGAACGCTGCAATTTCAGCATACTCCTCCACACGCTTGCGGCCAAATGCACTGATCATTGCATCAATGCACTCAATATCGCCCGTCTTGTAATGAGCAGGGCTGTTTACGTCGTCTTTCATAATTTCATTTTGTTCAGCTTTTGTGTTATCGAGTTGCATATCTCACTACCATCGTTTTTATCTGGGTGCAGCTTTATCCTCATAACTTTTAATTCTTCTTTTGTGAAATCGTGAGACGCCGGACCTGAGCTGAGAAGTTTATACCGCAGATGCTCGTTAGCTCTTCTTAAAGCTTTGCATCTTTCTTCTTCATTTTGTAAACGAATGTTGGCGTCCTTTAATGTTTCTTGCAAAATAATATTTGTTCTCTTTAATTCAGATAACATTTTTTCTTGTTCAGCTTCACTCATGTTAAATGAGCGGGGGCAGTTTCGAGAGATGCAATGTCAAACCCAAGGATAGGTCAAGCATTCTGCCACCCGCTCGTAGACCTTAGAACGGTACGTCGCTCGCTGGCGGTGGTGTTTGGTTCTGCTCACTTGCCATGGCAGACAATCCACCCACTGAGCTGGAAACCGGTGGAGTAATCGGTGCCTCCGGTCCGCCTCCCATCAGGAGCTGCTGAGTCTCTTCAGGGACGTGCGTTTTAAATTCGATCGACTCGAAGTATTTCTTTCGAGCAATCGGCGGCATGATTTCCAGCATGTCAGCCATGTTCTTGGAATCCTCACATGACTCACCTTTCACACCGAACTCCATGAGGTAAACATCTGAGTCAAACAACACATGGTCGTTCACAGTGTCCTGAATCGCTGGTGTGCCTTCCGGTCTGGGGAACACGCCATCAACTTTGGTTTTGGCAGGATCAGTTGTACCCGCCTTGACCTGCAACATAGCAGTCGCGCCAATGAGCTTGCCTACGTTAAACCCCTTCAACTCGTCGGGGGTGAATGGTAGTCCGCGCCACTTCTCCAGATCGCCACGCAGCTTAGCCAACTCATGCAAACTGTTGTTGTAGAATTTAAACCCGGACATCAGTCGACCGTCGTCCAGCTTTAGCTCGGGAAACTCCCAGAAGATAATTAGCTGTTCTTTTTTGGTATCCTCACTACCCGGAAAACTAATTAGCTGTGTGCCGATATCTGTTACCGCATAACAGACGCCAGTATGGTTACCGACCGGCAACTGTTGGAAGTCACCTCCACCCTTATCACTCGAAATCAAACTCATGTCAATTGTCCTCTTTTTTTCTAATGGGATTGCAATTTATAGAAACTTATAATATTTTGCAAATCTTTCCAAAAAAGAATTTAACACGAGATGCAAACAAGGAATGAATAGATGTCACTAGATCTTAATTTACCCAAGGAAAAAGATATGTCAAAGCCGCTCACACGCGGCGAACTAATGAGAGAGTTTGAAGATTTTTTAAATAGCAATGGATTACAGGTAGACAAGAAGGGGCTGGTTACTGATGGCAGCATTGGTAGAGCCTACATAACCGATGGCAGTGGAGCCAAGCTGGTCGGGTGGTATCAGGTCTGGTTTGATCAGTCTATACCATTCGGTCGGTGCGGCGACTACCGGCTCAGTCACGACGATCCGATCGCCACTTGGAAACCAGATAACGAAGTACACCGCAAGTTTACTGATGAGGACCGGGAGCAGATAGCTGCGGCCAAAAGAA